AGAAGAGGATGAGGTAGAGGAAGAACCAACAGAAGAGGATGAGGTAGAGGAAGAACCAACAGAAGAGGATGAGGTAGAGGAAGAAACAACTGACGAGGATGAGGTAGAGGAAGAACCAACAGAAGAGGATGAGGTAGAGGAAGAACCAACAGAAGAGGATGAGGTAGAGGAAGAAACAACAGAAGAGGATGAGGTAGAGGAAGAAACAACTGACGAGGATGAGGTAGAAGTAGAAGATGAAGACAAAATAGATAATAATACAAGTAATATATTATTATATAAAAAGATACCAAATTATTTAGCTAAATTTAAAAAATATGTTGAATATATTAAATTTTATTAATTAATTTATTAATTAAACCATTTTTGATATCATATATACAATATATAATATAATCAAAAATTGTATTAAACCTGAAATAAATGCTCCAATACCAAATTTGATTCCTAATATTGTAATTGTTTTATCTTTTAATTCTTTTTGATTTTTATCATTACTTTCAGAACCAAATATTCTATTTATAATTGGATTTAATATACTATTAATAAAAATATTTATAATATTATTAACATTTGTTGCTACTATAAATGCCACTCCTACTTGTATAATATTTGTTCCTTTCAAAAAATTTATGAAATTAGTAAAAAAATTAGAATATATTTTTTCTCCGTATGTATCTATAATATCCATATATATATATATATATTATAATTATAGAAAATAATTATAATTATAATAAAATAATTATATAAAAATATATTATTTTATTATAAATAATGAGACAAAAATATGTTTTTTATCATTTTCCGTGTAATGATGGTGAATTAGCAAAAATAATATGGAAAACAAAATATAATGATTCAATATTTATTAAATGGAATCATAGTGAGAAAGAAATAGCAATAAATATATTAAATAATATAAAGGAACCTTCAGATATTATATTTTTAGATTTATGTCCAACATGTGATTTATCAACATTGCATAACTATGTTGTAATTGATCACCATGTAAATCCAATTAAATCTTTGAATACATATGTGGAAAAAAATAATTTTACTAATATAAAAATGTATTGTGATATTAGTAAATCAGGATGTATGTTAACATGGAATTATTTATATAATATTAATAATAATATTAATATTAATTTTCCATTAATTGTGCACCATATTGGTAACAAAGATTTATGGAATTTTAGTGATACTAATACTGAACCATATTCTATTGGTTATAATAATTATCTTCAATGTAATAAAAATAATAGGGAAGATATAATAATTTCATTACTAAACGATGATAATTTAAATTTACACGATGGATTTATAAAAGATGGTATTAAAATAATAATTGATAATATTACAGCAGCAGAACAATATTTTACAAATAAAAAAGAATCAATAGAATTAGTAGATGATACAATTTATAATATTATTGATATAAGTTGTAGTGATAGTAGTATGTTTAAATATTTAATTGATTATGCTGCAACTGAATATAACAGTGCTGATATTTTAAGAATATGTAACATGGAAAATAAAGAAAAATGCATATATTCATTAAGAAGTTTAAAAGAAAATATAACGGTTGACATGATTGCCAGAAAATACGGAGGAAATGGACATCCAAAAGCTGCTGGATATACGATTACAAAATAATTTATTTTATCCTTTTTATATAATGGAAGATATTAGTAATAATATAAATATTATGTTTCAAAATTTATTTATTACAAAAAATGAAATTCATCCTTTTTTTATAGATATTATACGAGTTAAAAAAATAGCTGAAGAGTATATATATTATCAAAAAAAATTTATAAGAAATAAAATTAATTATCAACCACATATTGATAATATTGAAGGGCGTGTTATTATTTTTTCATATAAAATATTAAAAAAAAAATATCTAGTGGAATTAGAAAAAGAAATGCATAACGTAATGAATTGGAATAAAATATTAAAAATTGTTTCTAATATGTCTCAATATTTACTTGAATCATCCGTTAAAAATGAAGATAATTTTTATAAAAAAATATCACAAGAAGATAAATTAAATATAATGATAATTGGTTCTGGTCCAGTTGGTTTATTTTTAGCATGTTATTTACATTTTTATTATAATATGTCAATGGGTAAAAATAGACGTGTTAATGTTGTTTTGTATGATAATAGGATTGAAAAACCGGGCTTCAAAAAACCATATAATAGACATAGACCTTTTTCTACTAGCTCAACTTATTTTAATTTAATTATTCCAAAAATATATTGTTGGAATGAAAATAAGGATAATCTTTTTATAAATATATTTATGTTAGAATATCTACTATATACAACAGCTACATGTCACTATAATATTCCAATGATTTATGAAGATTATACTATATATGATTATAAGCGTATTATAAAGGAGGGTAATTTTAAAGTTGTATTTGATTGCACAGGTGGTAGATTAAAACATAATTTTATTAAAAATATAGATACTACATGGCTTGATAAATTTAAAGAATATCATAATATGAAATTAAATATTAATACTATGGAAAATTTAGTTACTATAGATTATAAAAGTAAAAAATTTAAACAAAATTTTTATTATGGCTCATTATCTATACACTCAAATAATATGAAATTTGTTAATAAATATGATATTGATATTAAAAATGAACATGATTTATTGTATATTAATAAATTTAAACACAAAATGTTTTCATTAAAGGATATTAATAATATAATACCTGGAATTAAAGATGATACTGCTAGAAATTTTTTATTTTCTATCATGTTAGAAAAAAATGATATGTATAAAAATATGATATTTACTTTAGATTGTTGGTCAATTTATATAAGACACGTTATTAAAGTTAGTGATATTATTACAGTAGATGACAAAAAAATACTATATATTGGAGCGGGTGATACTATATTTCATAGTCATTTTATAGTAGGAGCTGGTTTAAATCGTATTATTGATTTTACAGTTAAATGTGCTAATATAATATATAATATCTAATTTACATAAATAGTTATTAATTATATATTGAATTTATTAAAGAGTTATATTTTATTTATTATTATTTACGTACTGTTCAATAATATCAAAATTAACAGTAGGTAAATCATGCCAAAACCATTTATGAAAAATAACCTCATATGGATCTATTGAATTATTATAAAAACTATTTTTCCTCGATGGATGTATATTATTATTAAGATTATAATTATTTTTATTTGTCCAATCTATATTTTGATATTTATGTAACATACAATCTATAGAATAACCATTTTTAAATATAGTATTGGATAACCCGTATTCTCCATTAACAATCGCACTGTATTTATTGGGATGATTACAAAAAATAGTTTTTTCATTTCTAAGTAAATTTAAACCTATTTGGTCAACCATAAAAAAAAATCCTTCGACTTTTGGTCCATAACCGCCTGCATCCGTATGTGGCAAACATACAATAGTAGTACCAACTAATTTAATCCTATTATTTATTTTATTTATAAAAATATTAGTCCAATGATAAAAATCATTGGATAATATAGGTCCTATTATAGGTCCTATAACACCACTATTCATAAAAAAATAAAAATCATATTTTTTGTTATTTTTATCAATATATTCTAATGCAGTATTATGTCCGCCAAAATCAAATCCAACATTTTCTCTTTTTATTATTGTGATATTATCTAATATTGGAAATATAATATTACTATCATATTTAAACCCATTTATTACAATTATGTAATCTATATTATTTTTATATGATAATTCTTTTTTTACAAAAAAATTTAAATTATAATCACTTGAAGGTGATTTATAATAGGTATATATAATAACAGACTTCATTATATTATAATATTTTTTAATTTTATAAAATAAACTATTTTGTAAAATGGATTTTTATTATTATAATTTAAATACATTATTAAATGATAAATAGTATAATAGTAAAATTCTATCATATAAAAAATATAAAAATTTAAATATTACTTGTACTAATATTCGGTTGTCATCAGCTCCTATTATTAAAAATGGGGGGATGGCATTTATCTTATTTTGGTGATATTAATTTTATTAAAAATAAAATTAATAATTTTGCACATCAAGAATTTAATAATAATAATTTTACAGATATTAAAAAAATTGAAGAAGGGTAAAAAAATGTAGTGATTTATATGATAGAAAAGATACTACAATGAATAAAATATCCATAAAAGATAATAAATATTTACCATATGATTATGAAAAATATTTAAGCAAATTTTATGAATAAATAATAAATAATATGTTTTTTCTACAGTACTATAATGAGTTATTATTTTGATTGGAAATTTTATATAAATAAATATGAAGATTTAAGAAAAGCTGGAATAAATACAATGGAAAAAGCATGGGATCATTATGAAAAATATGGTAGGGGGGAAGGTAGAACTAGTGAAGAATTCGATTGGAAATTTTATATAAATAAATATGAAGATTTAAGAAATAATGGAATAGATACAATGGAAAAAGCATGGGATCATTATGAAAAATATGGTAGAGTGGAAGGTAGAATTTGTAATCTTCGATTGCCAACAATCGAAGATTCAGGTAATACTTTGGTGCTTAGTACCAAAGATATAAGGAATAGTGAAGATTTAGATAATACCATTGGTTTTATTATATTAAGACATGTAAATAATTCAAACACAAATCAATATTGGATTCATTGTTATAATTGTATTCGAAAATTTTATCCTGAAAATTCTATACTTATTATAGATGACAATAGTAATTATACATATATAACAAATTATAATTTATATAAAACAACTATTATAAATAGTGAATATAAAGGAAGAGGCGAATTATTACCATATTATTATTATTTAAATAATAAATTATTTGATACTGCTGTAATACTTCATGATTCTGTATTTATTAATAAGTATATTAATTTTAAAGTTAACTATTATAAAATAATATGGGATTTTAATATTCATACTTGGGATCAAATAGAAGATGAAACAGAAATGATAAAATTATTTAATAATAAAGAATTACTTGATTTTTATAATGATAAAAATAAATGGGAGGGTTGTTTTGGTGGAATGTCTATTATAACACATGAATATTTAAAACTTGTTAATAATAAATATAACATTAGTTTGTTATTAAATAAAGTATTAACACGTTTTAATAGATGTAGTTTTGAACGAGTAATTGGTGTTTTACTACAAAAAGATTTAAAACAATCTACCTTATTAGGACATATACACAAATATTGTAGTTGGGGAGCAAATTTTGAAAACAAACATACTTTAAATCATTTACCTATTATAAAAATATGGACAGGGAGATAAACTATTTAATACACTATTTAATACACTAGTAATGATTGCCCTTCTATTATTTTAATAACAGTATAACTTTGTGTAAATATTCTTACTCTTCCATTTTTAAAAAATTCTCTAAAATAAGTTTCATTTATATTATTATTTTTACCAAATTTTAATATAAGATCTTTACTATTTATATTTCCTAAATTTATAGTTCCTGTCGGTTGTACATTTTCTGGTTCTAAACTAAAAGTATATGTATTTATACCATCTGCAGGTGAATTTGTAAAATAATAATAGGGTTGTACAAAATTATAATATTTACCATCTCTTTCTTGAAATCTATTCTTTCCATTTAATAAAAAGGCTGATTTAACAATTGGATTATCACTTCCATCTATAAAATTACCTGTATTAAATATATTTATAACACTTACAATATATTTATTAGCAAATGCTATTTGTTCAGGTGTAGCTCCATATAATATTTCATCAATAGTATAAGACATATCCTCAATCGTTATATTATTATAAAATAATATAACATTTTCAGGAACTGCATTTGCACTAATTTTACATGTATTGCATTCTGTGAATAGTAAAATACCTGAAACTTTCAGTGCTAATCTTTGTAAAATAGGACTTCCATTACATATAGTTTTATGAGTATGTCCTATATTTACATATTCACTATCATATACTATATGATAATAATCATTAAAACAAGTTAATTTTTCACGAGTTAGTAACCATATTAATTTACCAAAAAGTTCTCTAGCACTTTCCCAATTTTTATCTGTTGACCATACTAAATATAAATGCCTCTCATAATATCTATTTAAGTTAACAAACCATAATAAATATTTACAAGGATGATCAAATATTAAACTAATTCTACTCTCAGGTGAGACAATTGTATCTGTCATATCTTGCACTTGTTCAATTATATATTCATGAGAATTAGATTTAAATAAATTTCTTTCTTCATTTTCTAAATAAACATAATCAACTAATAAATAACCTGATAATACATCTGGTAATTCATACGAATTGGGTCCAATTACCCCCATATAATTAATACATTCCTCAGAGTCTCTTAATTTAACTATTATTTGAAATTGCTGATTTATAAGAGCACAAATTGGGTATGATAAACTTGTTGCTTTACAAAACCAAAAATTAAGTGGTATAAACAATGTAAAAAAATCATGTTCATGTTCTAAATTTCTTAATTCTGGTATGTTACCTATCATAATATCATATCTTTCTCTATGACTTTGATTTGAATATAAATCATAATATGAATTTATCCAATCATTATAATGAGTATCAATATCACTTTGACCAATTCTAACTTTTATATTATCTATAATTGCATGTCCCACTCGATCTACGTATCCCCATTTTGTTTTAGCTACCTTTTTATCTAATTTTAATACTAATACAACTTTTGATATAAGATCACCTGATTGTTCCAATGTAGCAGTTGATTCTGTGCCAAAATTAATTGAACCACCGTCAAATGTTACTTGAACTGTTTCAATTGAAAAATTAGTATAGCGAAGATATGCTTTTTTAAATAATGTAATTTCAGGATTGCTAGTTAAATATACATCTTGAGGCCCAAGAGATGCTAATTGTAATAATGCTCCACTCATATATATATATATATATTATATAAAAACTTTATATAAAAATATAATTAATTGTATAATAAATTAAAATCACCTTTGTCAAATGATAATACATTATAATTAAATGAAAACATTTCAAGTGTTCCACTTTGTAATACCTCTATATTAATATTTGCTGAATTAAGATGCAAAAAATTAATAACACCAGATGGTTCTAGATTTTCAGGATATAAACTAAATGAAAAAGTATTTATCCCTAAATCTGGATAACCACTATGACATTCGTATGGAATAATATAATTAAAATACTCATTTGAGCGATATCCAGATGAAAATACATTTAATGAATTAAATTTAAATTGTATTTTTTTAACCATACTATGTATATGATCTAATGTAAAATTTGTAAATTTATCTGTTATATTATTAATATTATTATAATTATTTCTAACAACCCACATCATTTCTTTGCAAGGCATATTAAATGGTAAACTGATATTTTTAATACCAAGAGGTAAATTCCATGTAAAATGTTGAGTTGTTTCAATAAGATATTCAATCGGTTCCTGTGCAAATTTATTTTGTTCTTCTTTTTCTAAATAAATATAATCAACCCATAATTTTAATTGTGAAATATCACCACGAGGTGGTTCACCTATTTGAATACAATTTGATTTTTTATTGAAAAAAAATTTTAAAGTAATTTCTTGGTTATTTTTAATAGAAAGAAGCGGTATAGCTAACCCAGGATAACGACAGAATGAAAAAAATAAGGGGATATTCAAGCGATGTGGAAAATTTGCACATAATCCATTACTATAACCATTTAATCCAGTTGTACCTACCATCTCTCCTATCAATCTTTTTTTTTCAATTGGATGAGATAATTCAACCCATATATGACACCATAAACCATACATGCTATCTATTAATTTTTTACCAATATATAATTCTACTTTTTTTAATAAATTAAAACCAACTCTATTTGTCCAATATGTATTGATTAATTTTGGATCATGTGGTAGTATTAATTCTAAATATATATCACTAACTAAATCACCATCTCGTTTAATTTTAATAGTATTCATAGTTCCGAATTTTGGTTTGTCGGTAAATAAATTTTCAATAGATTCCATGGAAAAATTAGAGTATCTTTTATAAACACTATTAAAAAAACTTATTTCAGGATCACTTGTTAAAGTGATATCTTCTGATCCATATGCTACTAATTGTACTAAAGCACCAGACATTATAGTATATTATAATATAATATCTATTAATTTTTATATAATGATATCATATTTTTCTTTTATTTTATCTTTAAAAATACCAAGTTGTTCTACCATATTATAATCTAACGGGAGTGCCATTCTTAAATTATATCGTTTATTATTGTCTCTTTTGTCAAAAATTAAATTTTGTTTATTTTTTTCAATTTTAAGTGTAATATATAAGGGTAAAATATTAGTAATTTCTGGATATACATCATTTTCTAAATCTTCAACAACTTTAGTAGCTGCAGCAAGTTTTTCAGTTATACTTATTTTGTTAGATTTACTTGATGTCCATATTTTATCTAATTTTGGGTGTTGTTCAATTTTGAAAAACTCTCTGTATAATTTTTTTTCTTTATTATAGCATTCATTATAATATACAATATATTTTTTCATCATATTTTGGGTTAATCCTTCTGGTAATAATTTGGCGTTATGTTTCCGTGCACGTTTTGTCCCTACTTTTATTCCCTTACTATTTTGTTCTTGTTCTTCCCTAGTTGCAATACGTAAATTTTCCATCATATTATTAGTTGGGTCTTGGTCTATATGATCGACACTAATATTTTTAGTACCTTTACCATTTCCATAGCAGTTCATAATTACTTGATGCATATATATAACTTTATCAGATGTAATTGTATCAGATATACAATTTTTTATTTCTGTAACATGACCTGCTATATATCCATTTTTTTGAAGATACCATGTTATTTTACAATCATTTTGTTTTTCATACTCTAATATTTTTTGATATGATGAACTACATAGCTTAACAAGTGTATCTTTTTCACATATCATTAAATAATGTGTATCCAAAATCCAAATTCTATTTCTTTCAGTATTAGCCTTAATTCCACTGTTTTTAACATGACCCTTTATCATATCAGTAACATTATATTTTTCTCTTATTTCTTTGTCCAATTTATCAAATTTATCAAAACAATTTATTTTAATAAAAGTTGTTTCCTTAATTAATGGTTGACCTATATAAATCACTTTTGTTTTTTTATTAAATGATGGAATAATTTGATGCAAATGAATTATATTATTATTAAATTTTGCAATAATATATTTATTATTATTATCTTTACGAATATGATGAAACCATGTTAATTTATAATTTATACTTTTATTATATTCCATTAATTTTTCATATTCATCTTTTGTTAATTTCACAAGTGTATCTTTTTCACAATACATCAAATAATATGCTTCACTATTTATTAAATCTTCTTTATTTTCTTCCAATATAATCCATGTCATATTATATATTGAAGTTTGTGAATTAGCTCTATAATGTCCTTGAATGTAATCAATTACATTATAATTTTTTCTAACATATGAATCATGAAGTGATTGCCTCACTACTAATTTACAATTAGCTTTTCTAATATCATATATATCATTATTTATATAATTTGTATCATACAAGTTTGTATAAAAATATTCAATTAAATTTTCTTTCATTTTTTTTGTTTTATTATAATATGGATATATAGTATTTCCATCATAGTGCCATATATGTCCATCGTTGTGTAATTTTTCATATTGTTTAAAATCAATTAAAAATTTTTTACCAGCAAGTAGTATAAAATAACCAGTATTATCAAGTAGTTCAATTTTCATATAGATATTTGTATTAATATCTATATAAAATTTATCTTTAAATCTTTGTAACTTCACATTTTCTTTATACCACCTCTAGTTACTATAAGCTAATCCACCCATACCACTTGCAACACGGAATACGTTGTAGCTGAAGGCATAGATGTGGATTTCACTAGGAACAAGGACGGCAGGGTAACCATTTCTGGCATCACCGGCTAAATCGATTAAGCTAACATTTAAGTTAACGTTATCAATTCTGGACAAGTTGCAAGTACCAGATGGTTGATGTTCTTCGGGTTTAATAGCAAAAGAATAAACATTGACACCAGATTGAGGGCAACCAGTAAAGTGTTGATAGGGTTGAACTTGGTCAAAATATTCAGAGCTACGAGTTTGGAAACGATCTTGACCATTTAATTTGATTTGTGCAGCCTTAACTAAATTGTTACCAAGAGGATCAGTAAAACCAGTGAAATCATCAACTAAGCACCAAGGATTGAAGGGTTGAGCACCATTGAGAAGAGCTTTAGTAGAGGTATCAGTTGCTTCACCAGCACGGCAAACCCAGGCAAGAAACTTGGTGGGGTGATTGAATGTAAGTCTGATACTATTAATGCTGTTGTTTTGAACAACAGACGATTGACTTTGAGTTACTTCAATTAAATATTCGTGGGGCTTTTGGGCAAATTCCTTACGTTCTTCGGTATCAAGAAAGATATAATCAACCCAGAGAGTAATACCAGCATCACGTTGGTAGTAGTTATCATTTACACCAGGGGCAGCAGTTGGAATATTAATTAAATTGGCATTAGCATCAATGCTATTTAAAGCGGGGGTAAAGAGAGGAAGAGTTTGAACACATTCATCAAAACTTTCAAATTCAATGTGGATTTCAACCTCATGGTATTGGAGAGCAATCAAGGGAAGAGCAAGTCCGGGATTACGGCAATATGAAAACAAAAGTGGAATGTTAAGGATGATGGGTTGGGTTGCATTTCCAACATTGTTATTAATATTGTGAACATTACCTAAAGTATCAGGCCATGAACTTTGACCACCGAGAGGATTATTAAAAGGGAGTTCAGCAGGGGATTGGTATTGACCTCCAACCATTTGATCTAACAAGCGTTTCTTATCAAAAGTGTGAGTCAATTCAGTCCAGATTTGCATCCATGTAGAATAATGACGATCGATCATTTGACCACCAACACGTAATTCAACACTTCTTAAAAGACGGAAACCAACACGGTTAACCCAAGATACAGTTTCAAATCTGCTTGCAGCAAGAGCAGGCATGACAGCTCTGACATAAGTGTGGGACATTAAATCACCATTACGGGAAATACGGCAAACTGCTTTATTTCCAAAATTAGCTAAACCACTAAAGGTTTGTTCCATGGATTCCATGGCAAAATTAGTGTAGCGTCTGTATACAGCTTTCCAGAAAGTGATAGTAGGGTCAGCAGTAAGATAAACATCTTGTGCACCATAGGCAACGAGTTGCATTAAAGCTCCAGCCATTTATATATAATATAATAAAGAAAAAAAATTTCAATAAATAACATTTTTATATATTAAAAAATCTAAATGAATTTTTTTATATTATTTTTATACTATTTTTATGTTATTAATATTATAATTTTTACATTTTTCTATATATTTTTTTATAGTAAAATTTTTAGAATATTTTTAGAGTATTTTTTAGAATAAAATTTTTATAGTATTTTTTAAAAGTAAAAAATTATAATATTCGTTTATAACAATGAATAAGCTACGTATTATTAAAATTATTCAGCTTAATTATTATAATTTAAAAGAAAAATTAATATTTATATACATATATATATTATATTGATGTCTAATTTTAGAATCAAAAAACAAATAAAACAACATTCTAATATGAAAGATTCTAATACTCTCGAGATTAAACATCGTAATAAAATTAAACAAATCGAAAATAAAAAATTATCAATAGATGCTATACAATTAAAACTTAATAAAATAAATGAAGAATTATATCGAATAGATTTATGTCGTGATACTAATATAACATTTGATTTAGAAAAACGTTCTGATTTATTAAATACAAAATATAAACTAACTGATGAAATTAATACAATAAATAATAATATGGAAGAAATAAATTATTATGATTTAACAGGAGATATATTAACTGAATATTATGAATCAAGAGATAATAAAGAAATATTTGAAATTAAAAATATACTAGAATATTTATCTCCCGATAATAAAAGTAAAGTTAAAACAAATACTAAGGCAGATTTATTTGATAAATTTTGTAAAAGAGTTGAAGGAATTCGGGTTAATAAAGATGATGGAACAAATAGAATTAAATATTGTAATGATTGTATGGTTGAAAAAACACTAGATCAATATGAATCATCTTATATATGTCCTGAATGTGGTGATGTAGAATTTGTTATTATAGATGATGATAAAATTATAAAAGAATATTCGCCATATCGTCGTATAAACCATTTCAAAGAATGGTTGAATCAATTACAAGCTAAGGAAACTACAGAAATACCAGATGACATATATAAAAATATAGTTGGTGAATTAAATAAATATAAGAATGTTGATTTAAATACATTAACACGTGACAGGATGCAAGATATTTTAAAAAAATTAGGCTATAATAAATTATATGAACATATTCCCTTTATTATAAATAAAATAACAGGAATTATGCCACCTAAAATTGATAGGGAGGTTGAAGAAAAATTTATAGAAATGTTTACAACAATTCAAGAACCATGGGAATTATTTAAACCTAAAGATCGCAAAAATTTCCTATCATATCCCTATGTATTATATAAATTCAGTGAATTATTAGAAAAAGATGATTTATTAAATTATTTTCCGATGTTACAACCTCAAAAATTAATGGAGCAAGATTTAATTTGGCAAAAATTTTGCAAATATTTAAAATGGGAATTTTATCCAACAACTTAAATTATTTGCAAAAATTATTTTGGCAAAAATAAATGATTTAAAAACTATAATATATTTATATATATATATAATGAGTCATTTGAATACTTTACCAAATCTTCCAGATAATATGAAATATGTATGTATATCTTTTTTAACAGATAAAAATAATGTGAAACCTCATACACTGACAGGTGTTAGATTTGGCGGTGGTTTTAGCACATATGAAGAAGCATGTAAACAAGCTAAAGAAATTCAACAACTAGATCCATACCATCATGTATTTGTTGGAGAGGGAGGCAAATGGTTGCCATATGATCCTGATCCCAATTCTGAATCGGTTAAAGATAGTGAATATGCAAATGAGACATTAAATAGTATTATGAAGGGACATAAAGAAAATCATGAAAAAGCAAAGATCTTTCACGAGTTAAGAAAGAATGAAAAAATGATTGATAACATGAATGAAAATTTAGAACAAAAATATAAAAACAAGGAAGAAATTACTAAAAAATTAAGTAAGGCCAAAACAGATGGAGAAATGAAAACATTAACTAATAGTTTAGATACTTTGAATGAACAACTTAAAACAATGGAATTAAAACTAAAGGAGTGTAAAGAAAATGAAATGGAATTAAAAAAGAAAACAGAAAATGAAGTTGTTATAAATAATTAAAATAATTAAAAATATTATAAAAATATTTTTAATTTATTATAAATATCTATGATATATATTATAAATATCTATGATATATATATATATATGTATCATAGTTATGCACCTTTTAAAAGTTCACGAATTGAAACATTTGAATCTAATGATAGGATGAGCATCAAAACAATACCTAAAGATAATATGAGTATTCAAACCATACCTAAAGATAATATGAGTATTCAAACAATACCTAAAGATAATATGAGTATTCAAACCATACCTAAAGATAATATGAGCATCCAAACAATACCTAAAGATAATATGAGTATCCGAACCATACCAAAAAATGATAATATGAGTATCCAAACCATACCTAAAAATGATAGGATGAGTGTTCATAGAATACCTAAA